ACTCCACCCGCCATGATATTTTAGAACAAAGAATTGTTCATAAACATCCTGCATGTATTCATCGTTGAGGCCAAAAAAAGTCGGTTGTAACGGGAAACGTAATGGTGTCTTCGTAGCCACATTCGCTACAGACGTACTCACTTTCCATTGTTATATTTGGTGTAATTTCATCATACACTTCACGAAGATATCGTGTGTCCATCAAAGTCATGGTGTCAACAAAAGCTTCAATCGTTGTGCGATCTGTATGGCCGTTAACGCCGACAACCATCTGCTTAAACTGGTCCGTGATCATATGATCTTGTTGTTTCTTTTTTCTTCTCTTCTCGGCTAGCTGAATTAGATTGTGTTCATCGCGACCTGTTAAGAGTCGAAGCTCAAGACTAATACCAGACTTTGGCAAAGTACAATTAAAAGTACCAGCGTTTGTTAGGGTGACCCCAGACAAAGTTGTTGTCTCCTCGTCTAGTCCGTTCGTAACAATACAATCTTCTAAGTTATAAGTTCTCTTATCTGAAGCTGTGCAGGATGGGCAAGTGATTGATGTTTCATATTCAGAACCATATCCAGAGGCTCGGGCTGCGATTAGAATTGCATTCTTGTCTCCAGTAAGTAAGTCTTCCACTCTAACCTTTTTGTTAACAAGAATGTTCTGAATCATTCTGTCCAGGGCAATACCTTTTTGAAGTAGGCTTTTTGAAGTAAGGATATCCTCATCCTTAGCGGTAAGAAACTTAATTTCTACTTGTGATTCTCCACTCAATGGGTGGCTTGTTGGGTAGAATTCTCCTCTGCTGGGAAGGTCTACAAATTCAGTTGGGACAACAAAGTTAAGCGGACTTGAACTTGGTGTCTCTTCTGTTAGCTCCAGTGGAGCGTCAGTGTCTGGGTTTGGTGCGCCAAACCTATCTTCATTGTTTCTGCTGGACATAAAAACCTCTTTCTTTAATGATTATATTATATATAGAATTTTTGTTTAAGTTTTTTTCAAACTTTCTTTATAGTTAAGACCCGCGTTGTTGTGCATCGAAAGTAATATTTTCTTGATATTTTGCAAAATGATACTTAACTGTCATTGTTACAGTCTGGAAATCTTCGTTACCATAATCTAGCGAAGAGTACTGCACGTTCTCTAATTTGCAATTGCCTAGACGCCACTCTCCAATTTTAATACCGCCACCGGAAAGCTCTTGAATAGTGATTTTGGGAAAAATCTTAGCTCTTAACTCTCCGCTCTGGAGGTTATGCACTATTTTGTCAAAGTTAGGCTTTCGTTCATTGTTAACAAACGTTATTGTTATCGGCTCCCACTTTAAATGCCCAGTGGCCCAATAAAAAGTTTTGCCATCCCTGTCGGTGGCCTCATCTACTGTTGTTGTAAAACTTGGCTTGTCTAAAGATTGAACAAAAAAGGATAGGTTCTCGCCAGAATCAAATTCTATTAATAGAACGAATCGATGACTTCTTTTTATAGAAATCGGGTTCTGTTGGTTGTCCCAAAATGTCATGGGGCGCCCCTAATTAAGCAGCGTTGTATACTGCCCAGTCGTAGCGGAATGTTAAATCAACAGTAAGCATGTCCTCAGAACCGTAATCCAAAGCAGAGAAAGCAACATCCTTAACCCAGGCGTTCCTCATGCTCCATCTTCCCAAGACTTCTCCATCGCCATTTAATTCTTTAATTATGACGTTTGGAGTGGCGCCAACTGCGTCAAGCTTGTTGATTGTTCGCGCGTTAGCTACACCCTGGCCAGAAGCTACGTCCTCTGGAACCACCCAGCCGGTAGCGGCAAGGAGTTCAACGAGGGACTCATCTAGATCGGGAGTGGTGCTGTTTACCAAAGAAACCTTTACTTCGTTCCAAGTAACAGAGCCAGGATAGTAATAGGTCTGTCCTAAGAACTTATGCTCGGTCTCACCAATATTAAAAGACGGCTTATCTACCGTTCTTGCAAGAAACTCAACTGAGTTGCCTGTTCCTAAATCAAATTGAACCAAAAAGCGATGTGATCGTTTCGGCTCTGCTGCTGCGTTACTCCAAAAAGTCATAGTTTAAAAAACTCCCGTATTTATCCTAAATAGTCACATGGCTGTAAAAAGCCATGCCCCTTTTACTAATCATCAAAAGATGCTCCGGACCTAGTAATTACGAAGTCTAGTGCGATGAATTCAATTGCGCGCGTAGGCTTCAAAAGAATCTTGGCATATAGAATGTTTCGGTCTACCAAATCTGGTGTTGTTGTTGTCTCATCGAGGACCACTCGGAACTCAGTGAGTCCGAATCGGCTCTTAACATCTCTTAAGAATGGTTCGACTTGACCAATGAATCTGTTCCATGTAACATCAACATTTGCATCGAATAAGACTTGAGATGCGATTCTTGAAATTCTCTTCTTGAGGAAGATCAAGAGGCGGCGAACGTTAATTCTATCAAGCGCCGAAGGTGTGGCCTGAAGGGTCTTTTGACCGAAGACTACAATTCCCTCTGCTGGGAAGCTGGCGATTGGGTTAACGTTCACTGCGTAAAGGTCGTCTCTATGCTTGCTTGTAAGCTTGTCGACAACGTTCGTAACTGGAAGACCAGCTGCGCCCTGTGATAAGCCACCGCGGTTGAATCCGGCAGGGGCAAACCAAAGCTCAGAGTTTCTTTCAGAGTTTGCATACACGCCCAAGGCTACTACAGATGGTGGTACCCAAACCTGGGTTCCGTTCAACCTGTCGCGAACCTGTACCCACGGGTAGTAGGCAGCGCCGTAGCTTGAGTTGAATGAGCGGTTCTTGACACTAGCAACTGTTGAGGCTACGTCACCTGCTCTAGCAGAGAAAACATCTGAGTTCTCGTATGAGGATGTGTATCCACTTTCCAAATCGATTACTGCTAAAGTATCTGCTCTTTCTTCTGCAACCTGTATCATGTGGTCCGTCAACTGACTGTGTGTAATACCCGGAGCGGCTAGCAAGTTAATATCAACCTGATCTGGGTCTGCAACCGTATCAATGGCTCGCTTGACAGAGTAATACATGGCATCATTAAGTTCTGAAGTAGTGGTTGTCCACTGAGTATTTCTAAACGGCTCTTTCTCTGTAACATCTAGTCCGTCGAATCCACCGAAGAATGGTACGGTGAAGCGATTGAAGCCGCGATCAAGAACCTCTGTGTAGGAGGAACTTGCAGCTGTCATCGATGTTCCGGCAGAGCGGCCACCGCCATCTGTAGTGCTAGTAATATCCACTCGTGCAGAGCCACTATAGTAAGCACTGCGCTGACTAGCGTTATAAATTAGGTTATCTAAGGAGAACCCTGGTCCTCGCTCTAAGCAGTTAACTCCAGATGGGTTCGTTCTGTTTCCAGAAAACCCAGCTGGTACCATTCTAGCAATGTCTCGGATGCTCTCCTCAAAGAGAGTGGAAGTTGTTGTTCTTCCGTTGTGATATCCGAAATATGCGTCTCGTCCGTCTCGTACACCGCCGTCAGTACCGGAGTGTCGCAATGGAATTGATGGGAACAAAACACTCGCTGTGGTTGGAGTACCACCGAAAACGGTGCCTGGGAACCTTGCGAAGTAAGCCACGGAGGCATTGTGAGTGCCCTGGGCGGCTGGTGGCGTGTTGTGTATGTTTTCTGCACCCAAGGCGAAAATTTCATCTGTGTCTGCGCCGGCGGAAGCTCCAACTCCCTTTCCGTATGCTTTAGCAAATCGCGAACCGGAGCAAATTCTAAAGTCTGTAAACTTAACAACTCCCTTGAATCCGAATGGAAGATATCTTGGGTCTGTTGCACCAGCAGCGACATCTCTATTGACTGAGATTCTAATATACTTAGACTGGTTGTCAAACTCTCCGTACTCACGATTTCTTTTTTCTGTATCATCCCAGGAAATCTCGCGGTCACCAATTCGTGCTGCAATAAAGTTTGGAGAATTAGGATTCAAGCTTAAGTTGTTGAATTGTTCAACAATTTGTGGTCTTGTGTCCTTGTCATCGATGCGGCGAACCTGCAAGCCGAAAGTGCCGTATGGGTCATAATCTGGGGCTTGAGAGTCCTTAACGTCTACAATAGAAATCTTTAAGTTGTTCTGTGTCCACTCTGCATCATCGCGAGCAACAACAGTGAACAACTCTTGCTGGTTGTTAACCTTGTAGGAGCCCGAATCTGTTGTAAGATCCTGGCCAATGATTGGTGGGGTTTCTGGAAGCTGATATCCTAATCGGAAATCGCCTGCAGATGTTGCTCCCGCAGAACCAGAACCTAAGCCAAGGATAACACCATAATTTGTGCCAGAAGCAACATTGTCGTTAAGGTGTCTTTCAAAAGTTTCACCCAACCAATACGCCTCTGCTGTTCCGGCTGTAATGGCACCATTGGTTAGTTGTGGGTTTGTGTTGAATACTTTTCTAATGTACTTGCTGGATCCACGATCAAAGTTGAAAGATGTGTCGATCACTGTTGATCCAGCATCCTTGATAACAACTTTGAAAGTGTTAGAACTGTCTTGAGAATCAAAGAAAACAGCGTTAGAAGATGTGGCGACGTTTGTTCCGGCCATGTTTCCACTTAGAGCGATCTTTGCGCCGTTGTTAAGATACCAAACTGCTGCCAAAGCACCACTAACTGATGTGCCGGCAGAACCAGAGCCTACAATAAATAAGCCATAAACACCACCAGAGCCCGTAGCTGTAGTTCTTGGAACGTGCCAGCCGGCCTTAGCGGACTTTTGCGCGGCACTAGCGTGTTGGGCGCCTAAGAGCCTAACAACAGTGACTGGGGCGCTGTTTCTTAAATAAGCTTGCGCAGCGTATGATGCGTATGTTGGGGCAGAAAGATTTCCGTCTCTCCAAACATCACCTGCTTTGTTACCGGCGACTGGTTCACCGAATGTATCTACGAACTCGGAAAACGAGCTAACGGTTACGGGCCTCATGGCGGGGCCTCTTAATGTACGACCAACAATTGCTGGGCCGCCATCTGCCTCTAATTGAGGAATTTGTGATTGGTCTATCTCTTCAATGAAGATGCCTGGGGACACAAACCGGAATCTATCTACAGACATTATTGAACACTCCTTATGTTTCTAATCTCAAGCTTACGAGTAGCTTTTATTCTCTATTAAATAGTGATTCGATGATTCAAAATCCATCTATTCTTTATAAAAGCCTCTTTTATCAATATGTTCAGGAATGTCTCCGTAAATTACTCTCTCTCTGGGCATTTTTACGTCTACTGCATTCTCCCTTATAACTATTTTTGGAGACTCTTGATTTACATCATCACCAATGAGATATCCCAATACCTCAATCCTAATAGTTGTCTCATAATTTCTTTGCTCCATCCCTATGGAAGAAACATTATTAGCTGTGCCAAAATCACCCTGAATGAAGGCTTCGTACTTGTGGCCATCTCTTTCTAACCTAACAGGCATTCTGTTTTGACCACCTTGGCGTAATAGCTTTGTTATAATCTCATTCATTTGTTGCTGGTATTCTGTTCGAAGTGTTATTTCGTAATCAGCCGCAACCCAAACTGGCAAAGGAATTGATACTGTTTGGTATACTGTTTTTCCAGGGGTGCGACCGGGAAAGTATCTTTGTCCATGACCACTGTTTGTAAACTTTCTAGCGGAATATGATGCTTGAAAGTTTGAAGTTTTTTCTTGATTAATCTTTCTAGCTATTGTAATTGTTCCACCCTTCTCATCATTAACGGGCACAAGGTTGGAGTAAGGGATTGCTCTCTTGGCTGGATCTTTGGATACGCCAACCCTTTCAACAGAAATAAGGGGCAAGATTAATGTTTCTTCGCCATCTCTAATTTCTTTATTATTTTTAATTTGATATGCTCTTTCTGGAGTTACCCACACCACCGGAACTTTTTTAAACCCACTGTTTGTTGACGTATGTAGATCCATTTTTCCATTGACATAATCAAAAACTGAATAATCAATAGTCTCTAATGTTGATGGCATCAAGACGATTTCTTCAATTATTGAAGTATCTTCAAGTTCAGTGTGTTTATACAGATCTTTCTTTTCACTTGGCATCGAATGTTCCTCTTCTTGCTCTTATGCACTCAGCACTAACTTGAAATTTGTGATCTACCTGACCAAAATAAAACCTTTGATCGTTATAAAGTCTTACTATTTCATAGTACTGGTCACCGTACTGTACAAAGTCTCCAACGCGAGCTTGTAAATCTTGATCTTCCGTCAGTCTCTTCCTGTGGAAGTGTACATTTATTTTACTTTGATATTCGTATCCATACTTTACGTTAGTTTGGTTTGTTTCCATTTCAACATACGCATACACACGAACAGGTGGTAAAAAGTTCTTTTTGATCGCTTCGCCATATAATGGATGAAAATTAGTATTCTTCTTGCTTATTGGAAAATATAAAACTTGCTGACCAATAACTCTTTCAGCTAGTTCGTCGTTTACCTGCTTAACTAGGTCTCTCTCCTTTTTCCCAAAAAACATTGGAGGAGGAGGCGCATCGGGCTGTTTCCACTTGTCTTTTTCGTCAGCCATCTATTTAGCCCACGTAAATGCCAGTTGGAATTCTTTTCATAACTGTTTCACTGCTATCAACAATCCCAGCGTTTGTTTCAGATATCTTACTGTAAGTAAGTTCGTCAAGTGTTGTCTTGAGTTCGTCTCTTAGTGAGTCTTGCTCTGCTTTAGCTTGGGTTAACAATTCGCCCGCATTAAGGGTCACACTCTCTCCTGGGATTGGAACTGTTGCAAATTTACCACGAACTTGACCTAACATTTCTTTTGTCAATGCTAGTGCAAATCTTCTAATCCACTGCTTACCAATAGAGTTGATCTTGTCAAAAGGTATGTTTTGGAATGGAAGAGTGTTCATGTTGTTAACACCATCGACACCCCCCTTTCTATCCTCGTCTTCTGTCCATACATCGTTTGGAACAGTGTATTCAACCCAGAACTTAGTTGGGCTAGTGCCGTCTGGTATCGGGAATAATCTTAACTTATTGTTTTTAATTTCATATGAATACTGAGATGTTCTTGTCCATATGGCGTCTTCGTATGCCATAGCCTGAAGTTTGTTTTGCCAAACCGGGACAATCTCGAATGTAGAATCATCTGCATATTGACCATACGTTCTCATGTTGCCCACAACATGGAAGCCTCCGTAATAACCATAAAACCTCCACATAGCTCTGGAAGTTTTATAATAAACTTTTCTAATTGTCACTCTCTTGTTTCCTATTCTAGTTTTATTGGAAGAAGAAAGCAACTGCTGTAAATCATAATCCTGCTGGTTACCAGAGGTTGTGAACGAGCCAGAATAAATGTTTTCTGTGCCGCCGATGCCTACATCTGTAGCAACACGATCACCAACCCGGTGCTGGTATGCATAATCAAACTTTGGAAACTTTAATTCGGCTCTGGAATTTCCAAGGCTGGACGATAGGTCTCCTGAAAGAAGGTTGCCTTTATGATCGAAAGAACCTGTAGAATTCCCTAGTGCAGATGGTAATGCGTTCTTACTTTGATGAATATTGACTAAATAAGAATACTCCAATACAGCTTCTTCATATGCTGCATAGACATTGCCGTCTGTTAGTTCAATATCTAATATATCTCCACCAAGTTTCTTATATGTGTAGGCAACTTGAGCTTCCGCTCCTGATAAGAAATCCAGTGATCCTGTATAGATACCGAACGGACACTCGCCGGCAACTTTAAAAGCTGAGCCGGTAGATGGCAAAACTATTGGATTAGTTTTTTGTTTTGGTGAAAGTTTTACATATGACATTAAATGACCCTCTGAAAATAAGTAGTGTTTCAGGTACAAAAAAGAATGCCCCACCTCAATTGAGGCAGGGCATTCTTCAATTTAGTTGCGATTAATTTTAATTAATCGTTCTACTCACTATACCAAGTCGGCTACGATGACCAAACCATACATGTCTGGACGTACCATCTGCTTGGCATAACGAGTCATCACGCCCTTGCGAGGCACGAAGTCTTCGACACCAAAGATGGTAGGTGTAGTCTGTAGTGGTACATATGGAGCGTAGACATAGCCACTCTCCAAGAAGGAACCACCACGGCGACCGACGAGGATCACTGAACGTGGGAAGTAAGGATCGACAAAAACGTCGAACTTCTTGCTCAAGTTACCAACTCGGACTGTACCAACATCGCCGCGATCAGAATCGACGGTGACATTTGCACGGAACCCAGCGGTGAACTCAAGGACGTTGGCAACTTCAGGTCCGCAGACGATGAAGTTAGCACCACCACGAAGAGTCTTGCGGTGAATCTGAGCAGAAACATCATTGATTGTCTCAATGAGAGTCTCATACCACTCACTTACGTTACCAGTGAAGTCTGGTGTTGCAGTGGATGGTCCGATTTCAAGACCGGTCAAGCGGTTGACAAAGCGACCTGCAGCGCGGCTCCAGTAACGGATACCAGCTGTCTGGCCATTTACCAAGTCAGCAAGGATCTCACGGTCGATTTCAAGAGCGATCTGCTCGGAAAGAATGCTTGTAAGCTCAACTTCAGCGTCGAGGTTGTGATAAGCGTTCAAATCCTGACCAAGCTCTGGAGACCATTTGGCCTTGAGCTTCTTGGTTACTGCGGTTACAGCAACGGAATCGATCTTGATGTCGATCTCTGGGATCTTGGCTTCGGCTTCAAGTGCCCATTCAGTCTGACCCTTAATGGAACCAATGGCTCCACCATTTGTCAAGTTATCCTGCTCTGGGAAAGAGAAACGGAATGTACTTGCAGCGTTGGCTGCGTCGTCACCACCGCGACCCTGGTGGGATGCACAAATGGAACCGGTGAGGGTCTTGAGTGCAACGCCAGATTTAGCCTGAACGACGAAGAGAACGTGATCTCTTAGTAATCCACCAGCAGCAGAACCGGAGTACTGCGTCAAGCGACGAACGAGGGAACCAGAAATTCCTCGCGTAGAATCGCGAAGGGAGATTGCTGGCAAGTTGTCCAAGTTTGGAAGTGTTCCGTTGTTACCAGTAAGCTGTGTTTTTGCAAGCTTAATAACTGCAACAACAGAGGAGCCTGATGTTAAGTCAGGGTCGAAACGACAAACTCGGTCGAGATCCTCATTGTTGGCACCGAAAGTACCAGCGATGATGATATCACTAGTAGCACTGGTGTGCGCACCGGAGCCGGCTTCAATCTGGATTGTTCCAGTGGAACCAGTTGCGGAGGAGAAACCGTTGTTGAGGGCGTATGGGCCGTCCTCTGCAGCATCTCCTGTCAAATTAACACCGCCGGTCAACTGGCGAGCAACAGCGTTGCCACCATAGATGGACTCGTTAACTTCATAACCCAAACGAGTAGTAACGCTAGTGTCACCTGCAACGTCTGGGGATACGACGAAATCGAGGAAGAAGATAAGACCAGATGGCAAACTCATTGGCTGAACGCTAACGAGTTCGTTGGCAATCAAGCTTCCGAAAACACGCCGAACGAGGGGGAACGCAACTGCGCTGAAACCCTCAACATCGCCAGCAGCCATTGTGCTGGACTCACGGAGCAACTCTTTTGCTTGGTTCTCAAGCAATCGAGCCATACCGCCCCTTAATTGGTCACTTTCAAGACCTTCAAGAAGACCCGTTTTTTCCCACTTAGAGAGAAGGGCTGCGCCCTCCTTCTGCATGTCGCGGTTAACGATGCCTTCCGTCAATTTTTCTAAAATAGACATAATTTAACCTCCTTGAATTTATTGTTATTTTAATCCTGCTAGTCTTTGCATTCTATTGACTGCAGGGTCTATTTGAATTGCCTCGCTCCTATTACTCTTAATAATTGAAGAGGTTCGTTTTCCTAGGGCTTCACGGAGTGATTGTGGAGCATCGACTTTATTAGATGTTCCCACTGCGTTTTGAAGTGCTTCGTAAACAACCTTTGCTTCTTCAACGGAACTGACATTCGAGATAGCATCGACAATTTTATTCTTCTGTCGCTCATTCAGGGAGGCGCTATTCAAAACTTTATTTGTATAAAGCAGCTTGGCGTTTGTTAGATTTGTCTCTAACAATTGTTCTTTTGCTAAATGCAAAAGATCTCTCAATCCTTCATTTGTTTTTTGAAGTTTTGAAAGTTGATTCTGTAATTCTTCATTTTGTTCTTCGGCCTCAGTTAGCTCATCCTCGTCTTCGACGGTTTGAGCTTCCTTGGCAGCTGCTCCCTCTAGGGAATCCTCTAGGAAAGCATCGTTCTGCTCAAGGTGGCCAGTCTTGACTGGTTCAATATCGACTTTGAGAGCCTCTAAAACTTCTTCGTCAATTTCAATTTCTTCGTCAAGGGCGTCTGGTGCGGGGGCAGCTTCAGGCTCGGTGGCCTCTGGGGCCTCTGGGGCTGTGTCTAAAATGTCATCTGCGATTTCTTCTGATGGGGTAAGGTCTGCGGGGTCCATCTCGGCGCCGGCAGCTTCTTCTTCCTCAAGCTTCTGCTTAAGTTGGTCAAAATCAATTTCGATTTCTTCGTCAAGAGCTGGTGCATCCAACTCTTCATTTTCATATGCAGCAGGAACATCTTCTGTAAACTTGTTTTCTTCTTGTTCCAAAATGGTTCCTACTACGTCTTTAATCTCAGAAGAATACTTTTCTAATATTGCATTTTCTGCATTTTTTAACGCGGCATCTTTCAGCGCGGAGGCATCAATTATCGCTTGTGCTAGCATCGAAGACATTATTATACTCCCAGTATTTTTATACAAAATAACTAGTAGTTAAAGACGCGAAAAGACTAGAAATTTTATTCTAAGATGCTAGTCAATAACTGTAGCGTCATTCGCTGGATCAAAAAGTACAAGAACGTCTGAGCCATTATCTTCTAGTGCGTACCCAACTCTTCTTACGAAATCGCCCGAACTGGACGGCTTTGTGAAATCCAGAGAGGCTGCAGTTGTTGATACAAAGAGTGCCAAACCTTCGCATGATCCTGCCGAAAGATTTTGAATATAAGTCGATGGCACTCTGATAAGTCCTTTGACAAGCATGCCGTTTGTCCTCGCACTTGAGCCTAGGGCAATCCCCAATAATTGGCCAGCGCCTTTTGCTGCTGTGTCTGCATCTGTTTCATCCCACGTACCATCAGTGTGAAGGAAGTATAGTTTACCAGCAGTTAGAGTTGTAGCTGAGCCGCCGGCGGCTGGTTCCCACTTGAGTATTTCTCCATTTCCTTTCGCGTCTGTATTATAAGAAGCGATGCTGAATGGAGCAGTGGTTGAAAGATCGCGAATTATATTAAACTCACCAACGTCAGCTGTAAATGCAGTTGAATCACCCTTACCAACTTTAAGAGAATCTCTTCTGGATACCATCGCTTCTAAGTGAAGAGTTGAGCCAGAGATGGCTGCAGAAGAAGAAACAGCACCTATAACAGACAAAGGAGTTGTTGGAACACTTGTGCCAACACCGACTCTTTCGCGGGTTCTGTCAACATAAAAACAGTTAGAGGCAGAAAGGTTTCCACCAATTTTGAGGTCAGAAGAACCAGAGACTGTTGCATTACAATCGACTCTCCCTTGCATTACGATTTTCTGATCGGCAGACAAAGTAACATTCTGGCTAGTGCATTGAACT